TTCTGCGCCGCCCCTCTCGCTTAAATCGCCAACTGGAAGCTCTGCCAGGTGTGCTCCGCCGCCTCAACCGCCGCCCAGGTCTGATGTTGTTCCTCACATTCCGCCCAAAGCATGTACCGGAGATAAAATTCCGTCTCAAGGTGGCACGGAAGCAGATCCAGAATGATCTTCCGGATCCGGTCGTACTGGTCCGGTTCCCCCGCGGTGTCCGGGAAGATAACCCGAAGCCCTGCGGTGTTTGTCTCCTGTACCCGTGCCGGAATGCCGCAGCCGCTGATGGTGCGGTTGATGGCGTCCAGCGTCAGACTGTCCCCGTCGATTTGCAGCAGCGCCGCGATGGCCGCCCTGCGCAGCTCCGTGGTGGGTGCGGCGGGTCTGCGGGCAAACAGGCTCTCCCGGCGACTCAGCCCTTCGCTCTCCGCCGTTGCGGTCAGTGCCTCACGTTCGATGTATTCCAGCCGCTCCCCAACCCCGTCCAGCCCCGCGCCCAGCGCGTGGAGCTCTCCTCCCCCTGCACCTGTCTCGGACAGGCTGTAAACCCCCAAGGGCGAGAGCATCTCCCTCAGAAATCCCTCATACTGTGCCGCCATACGCTCATGCCTCCTCCATCGCGGTCACCGTCAGGGTGCCCAGCACCGGCAGCACCGTCTGACCGCCGGATACATCCGCCGTCGGTGCGAGAATGTGGTAATTCTCCACGCCCTCCACGCCATAGACCAGACTGCCCAGTTCCGCCAGCCGCACGGGAAGGCCCAACAGCTTCCCGGTAAAATACCCCCGTACGGCGGCTTCGACAGCGGACCGCGCCGCTGTGAACTCTGCTTCGTCCTTTACGCACAGCTCCAGCGATACATCCACTGCCAAAGCAGCAGGAGCCAACACCTTCACGTCCACCGCAATCTCCCGCTTGGCCTGCAGATCCTCCTGAATTTCCTCCAGCAGTGCCGCGTCCGGAATGCCTGCGGCCGTCGCCACATACACGTCCACCGTTCCGGTTCCCCGAACCCGGCCCACGGCAGCAGCAGCCGCCACGCCGGTGTGGCCCATGGCGGTCTCCTCATAGAACGCGGCGTTGGCGCCGTTCGGCAGCCGCTGATAGCTGTCAAGGATTCGCTCCCGCAGGGATTCATCTCCCTCGGCGTCGCAGCCGCCGGAAAACGCCCCCGGATTGGTGCAGCCGGTTATCCCCACCGGGCAGGCCGTGAGGATCGTCACCGTGCCGGGCGCCGCATTGCCCGAGCCCCCGGCTTCCAACGCTTTGGCCGGTACGTCGGTATACAGGCTTCCCGCCGTCAGCGTGCCTGTCTGCACGGTCATAAATCGCACCTCGTCGCCGGTCATGCACACGGTGCCGCTCTCCACCGTCAGATCCGATGCCGGCGCGGACACCACGGAGAACCGGAGGGTCCCCTCGGCATACGTGGCAGCGGTGCGCTCCAGTCCCCGCATGGCGGCGTGGTACTCCAGGTACGTCCCGGACGCCGTCTGAGGGAAGCTCTGATCCAGTACCCAGTCCGCCTGAATGGACAGTGCCTGCAGCTGTGCCGCCGCGGCGTAGAGCCGCACCGCCAGATCGCAGGAGTCGTCGGGCGTGAACCCCGCCCGCTCGGCGAAGGAGGCAAGCAGCTCCTGATAGACTTCATCCACTGTTTTCAATGTAATTCCCCTCTCATTGCACGGTCAGCTCCACAGAAAAATTCTCTTCTCCGTATGTCAGCTCCGCCATCAGTGCTGCCGTGGCGTCCCCGCTGTCCTCCAGGGTCACGCCTTCGACGGACAGGCCCTCCTCGTCCGTCAACGCCTCCGCCACATACTGCTTTGCGGCGGCGCTCCGTTCCGCCGCCGGCAGGGCACTCAGCTGCCACAGGCGGCTGCCCAGGTCCGTAAGGAACGGAAAGCTTCCCCGGCGGGCTTGCAGCCGGAACAGTACCCGCTGCACCAAAGCGGCTGAGCCGTCCACCGTCTCCAGCCCTCCGATTCCATCCGGCACATAGTCTCCATCTTCCATCTTCAGTTCCATGGCCGCTCCTTTATACCGTTCCGACGTTGCAGGACAGGCCGTTGATGCTCAGGGACCCGGCCACCGCCACGTTCCCCAGCAGCCGGATATTGCCCCGCAGCTCCAGTTCGCCGCTTTTGCGCAGATAGACGGAGGCCCCGCCGGGCGCGTAGAGATAGATCTCGCCGGGCTCCATATCCTCCGGTGCGCTTTTCTGTTCCGTTCCGACCAGGCAAGTCTCCTCCCCGCCGGTTCCCCCCTTGATTACCAGCACGGTCTCCCCGCTGGCCGGCTGCCAGACATAGCCGCCGGGACCGTAGACCGGCAGGGAACGGACCTCGCCTCGCGTCACCACGCCGGCGCTGCCGCCCGCGATGGAGATTTTGCCCAGATCCGCGTCCGCAGACAGATCCTGTGTCTTCAGCTGTTGAGACAGCCACATATCATCCGCTCTCCTTCATCGTCAAAGTCGTGGTCGCGCCCGAAGGAGATCCGTACTGTTCCGTCTCGGAAACCCGGTACTCCCCGGTCAATCCGCACGCGCTCACGTCCAGTGCCACCCGGTCTCCGGGGGATACCGCCAGCGTCCCGGGGAGGCAGGCCGTCAGCACCGCCTCGTCCCCCTTGGATTGGGCGATCTGGTACTCGCCGGTGTACCGCATGGCCCCCCATGTGCTCTGTCCCGGCGTGTACAGCACGCGGCGGCACTGGCCCCCGCGGCTGAGGAAGTCCTGATTTTTCACGGAGTAGAAGACGTTCCGCGTCTTGTCGATCACCAGCACCTCGGACAGCACGCCATAGTGATTTTCCCGCTTTGTCAGGGACACCAGCGCCGTGTCGTCACCGATGGAAAACCGGCTGCCTCCGCTTTCCGCGGCTGCCACCAGAGAACCGTCCCGCTGAAAGCGGGGTGAAAATCCGCCGTAGGTTCGGCAGAACTCCTCCAGCGCCTTCCATTGGCTGGTTCCGGAGGCCACCGTGTACACCGAGGATGCCCGCACGGACGCGGCCCGGGTGCAGGGAATGCCGTAGGGCGTCACATGACTGCGGAGAATCTCCTCCAGCGTGGCCGCCTGATAGGTCACCGCCCGGGACTCATTATCCAGCAGCCGGGCGGCAAGCCCCCGGCCGGTGATGGTCACGGTGCGGCCCGCTGCGCTCTGGCTGATGAGATATTCGTCCACAATTCCCCGCAGCAGAAGCGCGGTGCCGTCCATCGCCAGAAAGCTCACCGCCCGGTGCAGCGCCTCCGCCATCTCCGCGCTGTAAAGGCAGGTGACGGAAAATTCGTCGCAGGGCACGCTGCCGGTATAGATCAGTTTCCACTCCAACAGCACCGGCAGATCATAGACCGCGTGGTCATAGGTGATGATTCTTCCCGTCATGGAATTTTCACCTGATTTCCGGCGTAGATGAGATTCGGATTTTTAATCTGCGGGTTGGCCGCAATGAGAGCGGAGAGCGTCACGCCGTATTTGTTTGCGATGGCCCACAGCGTGTCTCCTTTTTTTACGGTATAGTACGCCGCGGAGCTCTGAGCCGTGGTCAGCGTTACCTCGCCGGTAGAGTTGGCGGAGACGGCGGTCAGACCACTTCCGCTCACTCCGTCCTCCCAGAACTCAAAGGAGTATCGCACATACTCGGGCAGGGGTTTTTCCGTCAGCTCCAGGGAGACGAAGTAGGCGCTCGATGCCTGCCACACCGGATGTACCAGCATCCCCGGCCCATCCTGGGCAAACACCTCCGCCAGTTTTCGGAACTCCTGATAGGCCGTAGAGCCGCAAAAGGTTCCCTCACCCCGCATTACCCGGCAGGTCCGTCCCAGATCCTGCAGGGCATACCGCCCGAACGGCACCTTGTGAATGGCGACGGTTCGCTTCCAGGCGATTTCATAAGTTTCCGGATTGTAGGGCCAGGTATAGTTCTTATAGCGCATGGCCGTCAGGTTCAAGTTGATTCCTCCTCTCAGTACAGCGAAAATCCGCCGTCATACCGTCTGGCGTCCCGTTCAAACACACGGGACAGCTCCCGGGCCGGCTCCGCCGTCCAGCTCCCGGCCGGATACGAAAATGCGGTCTCATTCTCCGCCGCTTCTGTTTCCAGGCTTCCCGCCGAACCGTGGGCGGAAACATCCGCCATCTCCGGCATGTCCCTTTGTGGAAAGTTGATGGCCGTCCGGGACTCCGCCCCCCTGCGAAGCAGCACCCGCGCCAGCTCCGTCCAGTCGCCCGCCGCCTCGCCGGTTTCGGCGGCGGCCCCGTCCGACCGCGCTGCTTTTGCAGGAGCTTCCGTCTCTTCCAACGCATTCCGAGCTTCCCCGAAAGTCAGCGCCCGCCAGAGAGCCGTCTGCCGCAGCAGCTCGTCCGTGATGGTGTCCATGCCGCTCACCTCTCCCGCAAGCGCGAAAAGCGCGCCTCGTCAAAGCACGGATTGACTGGGGCGGGCCGTAGCCGCTCCCCGTCCTTCCACCGCCGCAGAAGATCCTCCATCTCACGGAACGTCAGCGCCTCCAGCACCTCCCGCGCGTCGGAGAACACGCTCTCCCCGTCACGGAAGCAGCATGCCGCCAGTACGCGGGCGTTGCACAGCGCTCCCCGCTCCAGCTCGTCCTCCGTTTCGGCGCAAACGTCCCGCCGGATGGACAGCAGCCGCCCCGCTGTCAGGGGGCGAAGCTCGTCGATGGCTCTCATGCCGCCACTTCGATCCGCTTCGATGCCACCACGGTGATCTTTTCCGCCACCATGGCGTCCAGCTCGCCGGTTTCGGCGATGTTGCTCCACTCACATCCGCTGTAGATCACCTTTCGATCCGGCTTGCAGATCACCAGAGAGAAGCTGCTCAGATCATAAAAACTGATTCCGTCGGAGATCGCGTCGTCCGTGGCGTACAGGCGGGTCAGCTCCAGCGTGTACTTGCGCTGCCCGTTCAGCGTGGCCACCGGCTCGCTCTCACCGAAGGCCTCCACGGGCTGACTGGTCTTCACCGCCTTGGCGGTATAGCTCTGCACCACCGCAATTTTTTTGCCGTCCAGCTCCAGATAGATGTCCGAGCTGGTGGGAAATCCTGATACTTCCATAGGTCAATGGCACTCCTTTCTCAAAGTTTCCGTCCAGCCGGTTCAACGAACGGCCGATTCGGTCTCGCCCCGCGCCTGTCCGCAAAGGGGAGCGCGGGGCCTTGGATTACACCGTGATGTGGGCCGTCAGATAAATCTGGTTCAGCCCGTGGGCCACGGCAAAGCTGAATTCCGCCACGCTCACCGTGGGATCTTCGGATGACGCGGTGACGGCCACCTCGCCGTAGCTGTCGATAATCTGTGCCGCCACTTTTTTCTCCAGCTCCACAATAATCTGGGAGCGGACGGCGCTGCGGTTCTGTGCCGTGTTCTTGGTTCTGGTGAATTTGCTGCGCAGTGCGCTGCGGATGGCGGGGATCACATTGTCCACAATCAGGATGGTGGTCAGCTCCCGCCAGGTGGTGTCCGCCGTGCCGCCGGTGGAGGTGCGGGTCGTGATGCCCCGCACCGGGGAAATCACGCCCGCGGAGGATTCCAGCGGCGTCACACCGCCCCGTACCAGAAGATCGACGTCATTGTCGCCGTAGGCGGCGCTGAGTCCTCCCATGCCGTAGAGCGTCACCCCGTTCAGCGGCACCGCCGGATCGGAGTTGGACGCGATGGCCCCTGCCAGCGCCGCCGCCGCGAAGACGGAGGGCAGTGTGTTGCCGTCGCTGTCCAGCGCGTCCGGACCCACCAGCACCACTCGTTCGCTGTTCAGCCCCGCCGCGTGGGTCACCAGCTGAGACGCAGTCTCACCGCTGCCGCCCGCGACCGCCATGCGTTCCCTGCGGTTGTCCGAGGCGGTTTGCACCATGTCCCGCATAGCCTGCTGCACCGACAGGGAAGCGCTGTCACAAATGACAACCCGCACCTCCTCCGCCAGCGCCAGCACCTCGAACGCCGCCTGATAATCCGCCGTTTCGCCCGTACCGTTCACCCGGACACCCACCACGCTGGTGGCTCCGTTTTTGAACAGCAGCTTTGCAAGTGTAGACATGCCGGGACTGCCTGCTGTGTCCTCGCCGAACGCGGCCACGCAGGCGGCGTAGCCGGTCATGGTCACCGCCTCGCCCACCGTTCCTTTCAGCGCCTTGGCCGCGACGCCGACGGTTTTGGCCGATGTCCCGCCGGTCACCACGGCGGACGCGTCGTAGGACGAATAAATCCCCGGCCTCTCATGTACGATCATGCTCAAGTCGTCATGACTCCCTTCAAAATAAAGTCCAGCAGGGTTCCGTCCTCCTGCCCGGTCTCGGCGATAAAATACGCCCTGCAGCTCACCCGGCCTCTGCGCAGAAACAGCTGATTGTCCCGGTCCCAGGAGACTGCCTCCCAGGACTGTTCTCCCGGCCGCAAACCGGACGGCAGGCCGGTCATCAGCAGCTCCGCGGCGGTCTCCATGGCCGTCTCGCAGTCCGCTGCCGCTGTTGCCCGCACTTCCAGCGAGATTCCCACCGTCAGCTGGCGGCCATAAAGCTCCTTGACTGTGCCGGTGCTCTCGTCGTATGTTTTCCCCAGATAGCTGCACAGCGCCATGGCTTTTCCGGCAGCCTCCGCCACATCCACCGCGATCACCGCGCCGGGATACCGCTTTGCCTTTCCTTCATAGGCGGCCACGGCAGTCAGCCCGCCGCCGTTCAGTGCGGCGATCACCGCGCCGCGCACCTGATTGAGTCCGTTCATTCCTTTGCCTCCCTGGCCGGAGCCAGCGCCGCCCACCAGTGCTGAAGCTCCGTGCCGCTGCCCACCGGCTCGCTGTTGCGCACCGTGAAGGAGCGATCATACCATGCCACGGTATCCCCCGGGCTGAGGGCCGCCGACCCCAGATAGATCCAAAGTCGGTCGTCCACGGTCCCCAGCGGGGTTACCGTGTAGGGCGACGCCTTGGCGCGGTCTGTCACCGGCTGCAAAAACGCCCGCACCGTGCTGCCTCCGTTCACCGTGAGATCCTGCCCGTACCGGAGCAGAATCGGTTCCAGCAGGTTTTTCATGTCCGCACCCCGTGAAAGCAGAAGGTGTCCGCCGCCGTGTAGGGAATCATCAGCCGCGCCGCCAGCCCCCGGAGGGCGGCAGCGGCGGCGTTGGTCTCCGCCGCAGACTTTTCGCTGGCGGAAACCGACCCGGCGGTAAAGGAGGCAACCGTGCTGCCGCCGCCGTGCCCGGTGAGCAGATTGGCCGCAGCGGTAAACGCCGCCGCGCAGGGGAACGCGTCTCCGCAGTCCGAGGGTGTCATCCCCTCCCGAAGCCGCGACTCCCACTCTCTCTCCGCCGCCGTGCAAAGCAGCCCAAGCAGGGACTGTTCGCTTTCAGCCGCGCCGGTGAGGCTCTGGGTCAGCGATAAAATTGTCTCGTGCATGTTCTCCCTTTCCGTCCCGTGGGACAGCCCCGTTAAGGATTCCCTCAGATAGACAGCAACCGGGATGCGTCGGTAAACAGCTTTGCAAAGCCTGAGATGCTGGTGATTGCCGCCCGCTCCAGCTGGCGGTCAATCAGCTTGTCGTACTCCACCGTCACATCCGAGCCGTTGATCATTTCCAGTGCGTAGTTCTTGTCCAGGCCGATCAGCTTTCCGGCGGGCATGGCGCTGGTGCGCAGCAGCGTGGCGCCCAGGGGGGTCGTCAGCGTGCCGGTGCCCTGGAAATTGAGTCCGGTCAGCGGGTTCTGGAACTCCGTCAGCTTCAGTAGATTCAGCATCACGTCGCCGCTTACCAGCATGGTGTTCATGGTGTAAGGATCGAACTGGCTCCAGAAGTCCAGCAGCGCGCCATAGCTCAGCGTACCGGCGGTGCCGGAGATCAGGCCGGTGCCCACACTGTATGTCTGAGCGGCATTGTTGTTGCCGTCGCCGTCCAGAATAACGCGGATGGCGTCCTCCAGATGCATCCGGCCGATGTAGGCGCCGATCTGACGCAGCGTGACGGAGAACAGATCCAGCCGCTGGAATCGGATGGCCTCGTAGGATGCCACCAGCATTCGGCCCCGCTTGTGCAGCCGCACCAGATTCTCCTGGGTGCGCACCGCAGTCTGGGGGATCTGGCCGCCCTCCTCCACGCGCTTAAGCTCCTTCTCGGCCTCCGTGGGAACGGAGGCGATGGAGCGGTAGTCCATGCCGTCGAAATTGGTGACGGTGGCGGTGATGGCCGGCAGAATGCTGCCCTCCTCCATGCCCTGCCGCACCACCCGGGACACAAACTCCGGGAACAGGACGGCGGAATCCGTGGTGTGGAAGAATTTCTCCACCATGTCGCTGCCCGCACCCTTCACTTTGATGTCAAAGCGCTTGAGCTGGCGCTGGAACGCATCCATTCCCTCCACCGGCGTACCCCGGTAGCTCTCGCTGGGGTCCAGCTCCTCCAGAGCCTGGGCAAAGCTTCTGCCCGCACGGCCGTACATTCCCTTTTCCAGTCTGATATTTTCGTAATGATATGCCATATTCTCTCTCCTCCTTACAGTACAAACGTCACGGTTTTAGCGGCGGTGTCCACATCCACAGTGAGATGGCTTCTGCCGGACGCGTCGGACTTCACACCGCCCTGTCCGTCAGCGGACAGGCCCCCATACCCCAGAGTCGGCGCGGCTCCGGAATAGGCTGCCGTCACCAGACCGCCCAGTACCACCGAGCAGGCGTCACCGCCGTGACTCACGGACGATACCGTGCCGCAGAATGCCTCGCCGGCGGAGCAGGCGGCCACCGTGCCGTTTGCCCCGATCTTGACCGCATCGCCCTCGGATACCTCCGCGCAGGCGAATGTGGCGGCCCACTGGCCGATTCCCTCAAATGAAAGATTCATAAACTGCCTCCTGTCAAAGTTTGATCGTATCGTTATACGAGGAATACGTCTTCACTGGCGGGCCGTGTCTGTGCCTCCCGACGCCGGGAGAGCTGTGCCTCCGCCGGAAACAGCTTGCGGACCCTCGCCTCAAAAGTCCGCTTCAGGTCCAGGAGATCGCCCTCCTCCAGCCGGTTCACAATTCCGGCAAAGGACTCCCCGTCCAGCGCGTCCTCCGCCAGCAGTGCCAGCCGCACCACCTCTTTGCGCAGTCCGTTCAGATAGCTCCGGCCCAGTTCCGCCTGCTTGCACAGCGTGTCCCACTCCTGCCGGTCCACGCCCTTGCCCGGCGCGAAGCGCTTGATCACGCCCGCCTGCCGCTGGGCCGGCACCGCCACAAAGGACCACTCGTAGGCATCGGTGGGCTGCCGCAGCTCCGCGTAGCACAGGAGCTTGCCGTAGGTGCGCCCTTTCACATGCTCACAGGTGCCGCTGTCCGCCCCGCAGACCGAACAGATGCTGCGGGATACACTGCACCCGATGCTGACCTCTTTTTTGATGCCGCCCTCGATTTCTTCAATCAGATCCTGATTTTTCTCACTGCGCAGCAGGTACGCCCAGCCCTTCAGATAGCAGTAGCCGTCCCCCGCCGCCGTCTTTGTCTCCGGTTCCCACACCAGCTCCGTCCGGTAGATGCGGGCCGTCTGCCCCTCCGCCGTCCACTGATGGTCGAAGATGCCGGTTTTGCCTACAAACAGCTCTCCCAGCGTGGACAGCGCCTCGTCGTCAAACCGCTCAAAGTCCCGATCCACCTCGTTGTCGCACAGCCGCACCGCGAAGGTGTATACCTGCTCCGCCGTCAGTTTCCCCTTGGAGAGCTGGTTGATCAGCACCAGATCTTCCGCGCTGACCGAACAGACCTCCGCTACACTCTGTTCCTTCCGGATTTCCATTACTTCGCCGTTCCTTTCTCCGCCGCGTCGTTTTCAATCCGGAGCTTTCTCGCCTGCTCCAGATACAGCGCCGCCTTGGCGTCCTCCACCTCATCCTGCAGGTTGATGTCGTCCCATACCACCTCCACCGCGCCGCCGTCGCCGTGCATCCGCAGCCACATCCGGCAGATGCGCTCCACCGTCGGCGTCAAAGACCGGCGGATGGCGGTGACCTCCGTGGTCAGCAGATCCGCCTGCTGGGAGCTCATTCGCTCCGTGGAGGACCAGTTCAGCCCCAGCATAAACGGAGGAATCCCGGTCTTTGCCACCACCTGCTCCAGAATCTGCCGGACGGGCACCTCGCTGTCCAGAATCTGCACGTCGGAACCGATGGCCCGGATCTCCACGTCGCCCACGGCCACGAAGTCCCGCACCGAGCCGTTTTTGCTGTCGGCCATGGCGGCGGACCACTCCTCCGCCAGCTGCTGACTTCGTTCCTGAGCCATGCCGCGGCCGTCCTCGCCGGGCTTGCAGGTCACCGCGAACCGCACGTTGCCGCACCGCTCCCAGTTGACGCCCTCCGTGTGGTAGATTTTCATCAGAATGTCGGTCAAAAAGGGCAATGACCGCAGCAGCGACACGCCGTAGGGGCTGTCCGCCTCCGGGTTGAACGGGGTAAACAGCAGCAGATTCTGATAGGGCAGCGGCTGAAGTCTTCCGGCCTCGTCCGGCCCGCAGATCACGAAATCCAGCGGGTAGTCCCCCTCTCGGATTTCAATGTCCTCCGCTCGTCCGCACAGCAGCGCTGCGATCCCCCCGCCGAAGCGCTCCGGAACGATCTCGCCCACCGCCCTGCCGCAAGTCAGCAGGGAATCCACATAGGCATCCAGAAACGCGTTGATGCCGCACTGCCCGCGGCCTGCGGGCACGGTTCTCAGAAACTCCCGCAGCTGAGCCTCAGTTGCCTTGTCAGCACAGGAGGCTGTCACGCCCCCCACCATGCGGATCATCTTGTAAATTGCCGCGTCCACCACCGGGACCGCCTCCCGGATGGCGCGGTAGAGCTGCGTCTCGCCGTTTCTCAGCGGCACATAGCTGTCCAAAAGCCCGAAGGGATGCCGCTCCCCCCGCCGCAGCTGAACCGCGGCCGTCGCTGCCGGCGGTTCCGGTTCCTTTCTCTTCAAAAACCTCATGCTTCCTCCTTTACGCTCGCCGTTCCACATAGGTCGCCGCGAAGCCCTTGCTCTCCCTTGCCACGCTCATGGCGAAATACCGCAGGTCATCCATGGCGTGGTCGTTCTCCTTCCGGGGTGACTCCCGGTTTCCCTGGGACTCCCAGCAGTAAAGCTCCATTTCCCGCAGGCAGTCGGCGCAGATGCTGCAGATCACCAGCCTCCGGTTTTTCAGCAGATCCGCCGTCACCCGGATTCCGTCCAGTACCTCGTTGTCGGCCTTCGTCACCGGAAAACCGGCCTGCCGCAGCGCGGTGATAAAGCTGGCCGCCGAGGGGTCCACAACCACCTGCTCAATCCGCCGTCCGTCTGCCAGCTGCCGCAGATCCTCCACATATTCCGCGTCGGTCTTCTGCCGCCCTTCCCGCCGGGAGCTGTAATAATACTCGGCCACCCGGTACCACACGCCGCTCTTCAATCCCCATAATCCGAAGGACGCGGGATTGGCCGTGCCGTAGTCCACGGAGACCCGCCAGCGCTCCATGGCCCCGGCAGGCACCGGACGGCAGAAGGTTTCCCGGTCGAAGAAGTCGTAGATCAGCCCCTCCGCCGCCATCCACTCGCCCAGGACAAATCGTCGGTAAAAGATGCCGGAGTAGGTTTTTTTGTACCGTTCCCGAATGCGGGCGGAAAGGCCCGGGTTGTCGTCCATGGTGAAATGGAGATACAGCGCCCCCCGCTCTTGCGCTTTCAGAATCCACTCCCGGTAAAACCAGTGTCCGGGTCCTTCCGGGTTGCAGTTGAACCACAGCTTGCTCCCGCTGACGCTGCATCGGGCGCAAGCCTGCTCCACAAAACTGCGGGGCATCAGCGCCACCTCGTCCAGCAGTACGCCGGCAAAGGTGCTGCCCTGGATCAGTGCCGCGCTGGATTCATCCCGCCCGCCGAACAGGATGAATTGATTCTCCCGTCCGCCAAATTGCACCGTCAGCAGGTGTTCCGATCGGTTCTCGCGGAACCGGAACCCCAGCTGGCGCAGATGGGGCAGCACCTCCTGCAGCAGATTGCGCCGCAGGGAACCGATGGTCTTGCCGCACAGCCCGAACTGCTTTCGGTCGAAGCAGCCCATGGCCCAGCAAAAAAACGAGATTCCCATAGACAGGGTCTTTCCGCTGCGTACCGCGCCGTCGCAGATGATGGCGTCATACGCACCGCCGCGGCCGGACCACCAGGTCAGCACCCGCTTTTGCTTGGGGGAAAACCGCAGCACGCTCTGTCCGCTCAC